TTCAAGTCATCAAAGATAGCTTTGTACTGCTTAGGGTCACCAACAGCGTCACTATCTCCACTAACGGCCTTGACCACTTTGTCAATGACCGCCATTTGCTTCTTCATGCTATCGGTGGCCTTAAGCTGCTCACCCATTGAAGCAATGGTTGATTCAAGGCCAGCGATCTTCTCAGCCATCGGGTCAGCCTTAGGTTCAACAGGCTTACCAGAAAGCGGATTACCCTGTGCGTCTAGTCCATATGGCGCATACGGGTTATGTTCCGGAACTGGAGGTTTCTCAACAATTGGAACAACTGGTGCAACTGGAACGACTGGCTCAGGCATACGTATCTCCTTTGCGATTTAGCGCAATCGGAGGCTACTTAATCCCCCGATTAGACGCTCAGGGGTTAGCGCGTTATACTGGAATAATTTATTGGGTTAGCCCGTCAAAGAAACATTCGCCTGCGTACACCATCTGTGCGCGGACGGCTTCACAGTTAGTAACATGTGCAAATGGACCAGCCAGATATTTACCAGATGTACCAATCGGCTGATACAAGAACCACCACGCGAACACGAACGCTAACAACTGCTTCATTAATTAGACTGATGCTTGTACTTGTTGCCTTCACCAAGATAAGACTTCACTGAGGAAGGCGAAGTAGCTTTCTTGAACATCCCGGCTGCATCACGCCCCGGTCCCTCTTTAACATCCTGCTTACCCTTCTTACCAAATCCCATCCCAGCGTCCTTGTCACCATTCTTAGCCATTAGAATCTTAACCCCACTGTCATGCCATGTTTGGCAGGTTTCTTTGCGTTTGATCCTTGTGGATCTTCCATTGAACTCAAGTCTTGCTGTTTCGTCGGCTTACTAGTCCTACCGCCCATGCCAGAAGCAATCCGCTTCCGTTTAGCCTTCTTACTTCCACTATTCTCTTGCTCGTGCTGATACTGCTGACCGGGCGTCATTCGCGGCATTAGCTTTGGCGGCACTGATACCGAAGATCAGTGTAACTAGACGCGGGAGAAGCAGCTTTCAAGTTATAAATCTTCGCAGCAGTATTATCCCCCGAAGCAATAGCTTGGAAGTGATACTGTGCACTTGCAATCGGGAAGCCACACCGCGCACAAGCAGTCCTAGAATCTGAGGGAACGTACGGGAGTGCCATTTTAGTATCCTCCTCCGGGGTTCATTCCAACACCCATCCCACCACGAGAGCGCTTAGGAGCGGGCTTGGAATCACCATTACCTTGCTGCTTCTTTTTCTTGTTCTTCGTAGCATAGAAGACTTGTTCGCCTTTATCAGCGCCATAGGAATCTTGCATGGCAGACTTAGCTTTAGCCGCTGCTCCAGGCTTACCACCGAACTGTGCGTTATACTTAGATAGAGGCATTATTTCTTACCGCGCGGCTTAGTCTTGTACGAATAGGGATAAACCCACGTATGCAACGCCCATCCTGCATACACAAGCGCAACAGCAACAAGCGCACTATACCAGTGATACATTACGAAGACTCCTTCATGGGATTCTTATACCCAGCGTCTTTCTTGACTTCAGGCTTTCCACCAGTCCAGCCATCTTGTCTGTGCGACTTATGGACATCCTGTGTACCATAGCCGCAATCAAGCGCCCCAGCCTTAGTCAGTCTCTCAGCCGCATTAGCCGCAGATTGAACGTATCCAGGCGTACCTTTTGCCATGTTGTAGCCGGGAACAGTAACTCTACTTGTAACCTGTCCTTTACTATCCCATCCAATCTTAGCCCTACCTTCAATCATCACGTTCTTAGACGTGCTGACATGACCAGACTTATTCTTCTCAGTCTTGATCGCTGGCTCACCGTGCCGCTTCCACGAACCAACGTACGGCTTCTCACTCTTAGCCATTCTTAGCCTCTCCAGCGGTCCAACGACCGCGCTTCCATGTAAGTTCGATATACTGACCGGGCTTGACTGGATCTTCGTCTTTAGCAAGCCATGTAGACGGTGGTTGCTTAAAGACTCCACTCATACCAGATTCAATCCACGTCAGAAAAACTCTAATAACTCTTGTATGCGTCACGACTACAACAGGAAGATTACTGGTCAGTGCAGCGTGTGTGATCTTATCAATCGCCTTCTTGAGACGATGGATGAATTCAGAGAATGACTCACCGTGAGGAGCCTTCACACTTGAATGAATGACCAGATCAGCAACATTCTTTCGCACTACAGGAGTTAATGTAACTCCCGCATAATCTCCTACATGCCACGGGCGTAACTCTTTCATCTTCTCAACAGGGACTTTCAACTGAGCGCTAAGCATATCCGCCGTAGTGACCGCACGGTCCAGATCAGAAGTAAAAATGCGCGATGCAAGAGTATGTTTGCTAATAGCCTTAGCAACTTCACGTGATTGCTCCTTACCGTGGGCATCAAGTGGAACGTCTTTCCAGCCTCTAATCATCTCTGGAGATGTATTCATCCGCGTCTCACCATGGCGCACTAGGATAATACGTTCCATCTTACAATCCTGGTGAACTTGGTCCCGCCCCGCCAGTCATAGCCGATTGTGGTGAGGGCGGCGAAGGCGCTTGAGGAACCATCATGCTCATCTGTTGGTCCTGTTTATGCTGGAGCATGTGCTGGAACATTACATTCTGTGCAGTATCTGGTAGAGCCTTGAACTCTTCAGTCAAACACAGTCTACGGTGCGTCAAGAAGTGTAAGGAATGCTCATCAACCAACGGGTGTACCATAATAGGCATCTGACTCATTGCAGTCTGAATAGCTTGTTGGCCTTCAGGAGTATTAATTGCTGCTCCAACTGTTGCCTGAGTAACTTGCTGTGCCCACTGCATGAAGTCAGCGTTCTCTTTGTATGCAGCCTTAGTATCTTCCTCGACACCTGGCAACAGATTACTCATCCCAACATCTTCCAGAATCTTAATCTTCTGTGCGGAGTCAGCTATGTTCAAAATTCCTGCTTGGGCCAGATACAGGTAAGTCTGGAGTTTCTGCGTCTGTGTCTTAGGCCGCGCTGAACCAGACTCAACCTGAATATCAACTCCATCGTCCCAATCACTAGCCATGAACTCAGTAAACGTCCAACTCCCAATAGCATTCTTGACAGCGCGTACTCTTGGTGAATTAGCATTCTGTCTCCAGACTTCAAGACTTATTCTGGCCAGATCCTCGTATCCCTCTTCAAGCTGGTCAAATACCGTTGCCCAACGTCCAAAGCCCCTATCAGTAAGCTGCTGCACAGTTGAAGCAGGTGTACGAGTTCCAACCTGCCGCCCACGAATGGCGCTAAATGCACCGCTGAGTTCGTCAAACGACTGACGAATGTCCGTAATGTATTTGACAAGCGATTGCGGAGCTTCTGCACCAGGGACACGTTCTGGTTTAGCGCCTGAAACCGGCGTATACTCGATCTGGATTCCAATTTCACCTGTAATCCTCGTTGGATTGGCATTGGACGGAATCAACCAAACCGGGTTAGCCATCCGCGCCATAATCAGTGTAAAGAGAGATTCGGCTTTATTAAGCTGGTATTGTTTGGGCAGTAGGTCATCAGCCGGGGTATAACCCCATGCTCGACCACCAATCTCACCAAACTTAAACTGGACCATTGGGTAGAACTTCTTACCCGTCAACTTACGCTTCCAGGGATACGGCTCAACCTTCTCTAGAATCTTGCCCGCAGCAGTCATCACGATGTACGCGCCATCTGGATACTCTTTGTGGTGCTTAATAAAGGCGCGGTAGACAGTGATCCGGTTCATGCGATCCTGTGCGCTCAGAGCACCAAGAGGTAGCGCAATACCTGGACTAGCTAGTGTCGCTGCGTTCTCTTTGAACATCTGACCAGTACCAGAGTATTCATAGTCAGCTTCTACGTCGATTGACCACTGCATCACAACCTGTTCCTTGGTGTAAGATTCAACTAGCAGAAGGAACGGGTTTTCCTCAAGTTCATCAATCGCAGGATCAATGTATACTTCAAAAGGTGAGTGCGTATCGAACCTAATTGATCCTCGTGGCATCTCAACGAACAATGACTCAGAACTAGTCAGCATCGTACTGCCGCATTGCGGACAACTAGGCTTCTCAGCATCAATCTCGTCAGGTGGATACTGTGCGCCGCACTGTGAACACTTCTCATATGGAACCTGGTCCATACCGGTTTCAGGCGAATTGTCCCAGATGACTTCCACAAACGCATTGCCGGTTGGGATCAACCAGTCCAGCATTCGTCTACGAGCTTTACGGAATCCGCCCTCTTCCAGAATTACCTGTAACTGTTGATCCGCAGTACTCGCAGCTGCGATTGCTTTAGGATCATCCCGCATTGGCGTGCCAAGGAATCTCGGCTCATGTTGAGCAATCGCCGACTTGACCGTATCAAGCGTAGCCCTAAATAGGTTAGTGATCGGCGTAGGCACGCTTGGCGAAAGCTTACGCTGCCTCCACCTGCGAGCATTGGTGTCATAAACAACCCATTGCACTCCCAAGAGGTAAAGGATATTTCCCCACCAGTTCCGCTCGACCAGCCATCGACGTTTACTAAGGCGTTCCTTAATTTCACGCACGAGCGCTTGGTCAAGGTTGGTAGCTGGCGCAGCACCCTTAGAAGTATTGGATGCCTGCTGACTATCGCGGGATGTCTGCCTAGACGAGCCTTTAGACGCTCGTGTAGACGAGACTATTTCGCTAGTCGGCATTAGCTTGAGGCTCCATTTCGTCTTCTAAGTTTCTAACGTCCGGAACCTCATCTGGACCCGGCGTCATCCATTCATCAGGTAGCTTATCGTTTTCTTTATAAGGATCGGATTCCAGTTCAAGTGCTGTTACCGGGCGACCAGCAAGCATATTACCCATCTGGTCAATCACACGCCTGAAGTCTACTTGAAGTAACTCATGCTCGTGCCGTAGGCGCTCATGCGCGGTACGTTCCGCAGCGAGTTCAACTTCAAGAACTTCAACTGTCTTACCGTCTGGCGCAAACAGCCACTCAAGCATTAAATGTGTATCCACCACATGTCTTGCAGGCACTTTCAAATCCAGAACTAGCCATAAGCCAGCGATGACCAATTAACTTACATACAAACTTGCGCAATTTGAAGAAGTGCCAACCTTTACAAGAAGGCGAGCAACTTGGATAGTACCAAATCGTATTAATATGCTTCATCTTCCGCTTCCTTCAAATCATGGGTACGGTCAGCAAAGTCATCTTGGCCTAATTCGTCAACGCCCCAAGCAACCACAGACTCATTACCTTTATACATCGGGAGATTCTTGCGATACTCTTCCCAATGCATCTTTGAGCCACGATCTAAGCCTTCAGGAATATCAAACGCATACCGAGTTTCCCTTCTATCCACAGCCACTACTTTGGTCGGGATTAGGGATAACGCATATCCGCCAGCATCTACAGAATGGAATCTAGCCTTAGCTGCGATTCGCATTGGTCGGCCTTCAAGAGATAACTGGCCCTTTAACCGATATGCTGGACCTTGTTCAAGTAAATGCTTACAAGTATCTGCTACAGTCAATCCTCTACGGTGAGCATTGATGAATAACATCACTCTCGCCCATTCGTCTCCAGTTGACGGTACAACGCTCAATCCCGCACCGATATATAAGTCTGCCACACTTAATTGACCATACTTGCTGGACTTGATCCCTGATGACCAACTTGTCTTATCCATCACCTGTGCACGCGGGTTCCAGGGACCATTCATGCCGTTTATTGCCTTGGCGTGAAGTTCAGCGTCTCTACCTTCAACCCAATACTCGTTGAAGAAGTGTGGGGCGTTAGGCGCTACCCCACGATACTCTTCACGATCTGGATTAACCGTTACCCATAAGGCGCATGTAACACCTGTTGATCTGGCCGGATCAATCCCAATCCAGCGCGGCCAATGTCCAGGTATGTCAAAGGTCGGGATAACTTTGAAGTCCGGGATCAATCTACTTGCTGTAGCGTCCATCGTTGCAAACACCCAACGACGCTGTAACTCAGGCGCAAGCATCATGTATTGCGCCCGTACGCCTTCATCCAAATGCGGGTTCTCTAACGACGTACCACGAATCAATCTGCGCGATGCACCGGCTGTAGGGCGCCCATGTGGCGGTTCCATTGTGAGGAAACGCCTACGAATCCAGTTATCGCCTTCATCGTTAGCAACGCCTACAACATGCCGTTCAGTCGGTGGGCATATGCCTAAGCGACACCGCAGCAGAAGTATCTGGTAGACTTCAAACTCTATCTCTTCCAACTGATCTATGAACACGAATGAATACTCGACGTTCTTATGTTTGTCTAGTGACTTGTCCAGGTTACTGAAGAAGAACTCTGATCCATTCGACATCCGTGCGTAGTTTGTACCTTCACGTACGTCCCACGTCTTTGGTTTGACGAAGTAACGGCTTAATCCTTTGGACTTAACGATCTCGAAGAAGAGATGCTTAGTCGTCTTGATAAGCTCATCATACGTGAAGCGTGCAATGAGGACTCTAGCTCCCGGATATTTTGCTCCGTGGCGAATAGCCGCGAGGCAGGCCGCATAAGTCTTCCCGGCTCCCATTCCACCGACAGCACAGACTTCAAACTCTTTAGCAAGGATTAACTCGGGTTGTAATGGGTGATACGCTTCGCCGAGTAAGTGACTGAGTGACAGTTCGTTCTCGGACGGATTCATTACACCCCGACACCCATGCCTCCACTTGGACGCTGTAACGGAGACTGTGGGGGTTGAATCAATCCCTTTGAAGGAGACTCACGTAGGTCAGGCGACCCTCCACCAAGTACGGGACTCACATTGGTTCCAGGTAGCGCTGTAGGCTGTGTAGTCGATGGAGTTGGCTGGGCAACTATAGGATTATTAGCCATAGAAGCATCGTATTGCTTCTGCTGTTGCTGCATCTGCTTATTCTGCATGGAACGTTGCTCAGATGCGTTATACATCTGTGCACCAACTCCAAGTAAGCCAATTACTGCTGGAATTGCAGCTGCCATTGGCATATCAGACTCCTACACCCATACCGCCACGATTAAGTTGATTCGCTTGATCCGGGTTCATCTGCCCCGTTTGTAATGCGCGCGCCATTATACTCTGTAAACTCTGCGCCATTCCCATCCCTGATTGTGGGCTCGACATATCCGCTGCTCCCGCCGTCAATGGGGATTGCGGAGTCGTCACTGATGGCTGGGCTGGGGATTGAATCGACTGACCCGGATTCTGCGTTGTCGTGGTTGTCCGGGAGTACATTCCCATCTGTGGTCGCTGTTGGTCCTGTCCCTGGCCCCCAAATGCGTCCTGGCCCAATCCCCCCAGAAGCCCTTGTCCCGCTGTTGGCATCTACGTCATCCTTAAAACCGCTTAGTGCAGCGGTGGGTTTTTGGTCTAGATCACCAGGTTCGATCACTTTAAGCTTAATACAGATATCAGCGAATTCGCTAATAGCACGAATTCTTATTAGCGGCTTCTCCACGTCATCTCTAATAATACGATTTAATACTGTCAGATTCTCATACAGATTAGAGCGAAGTAGATTTGCTACTGCTTTGGTTCCTTTGGCCGCAGATACCAACTTCTCGTTTAATAGCGCGTCTACCTTAACATCCCATTTGTCTTTGGTACACCAATAACGAACGGCATTCTCAGTAACGCCTAAAGCCATTGCGATAGCGCGGAAGCTTGGCTTGCGGCCTTGATTCTGATGGCCCTGCAAGTAGCCTTCAAACGCGCGTACTCGTAAGGACTGTTGTTCTCTAGTCTGAACCGGCTTACCACCCGGCATTATTCTATTGTATCGCTCGAAGGAGGGGAAATCTCTTGAGCGGGGGCTCGGTCCAAGAGGATATCTTGGCGTGCCTCCTTGCGAGCGACATCCTTACGAGCCTTCTGTAACCGTTGCGCAGCTTCAGAGTTACGCTTACGGCGAATGTAGGGAATCATATCACCAACGTATTCAATAGCTGTCTCTAAGCTCTTCCATATTAAGACGAAGATAACTGCTTCCTTGATCGTATGGAAGTCATCCCCTGAAAACACTATTCATCAGCCTCTTCATCAAAGCCATATAGCAACTGATCTGATTGACGCCATACACCATCTTTATCTTTGACGATGATATTGTCGTCATTGATGCTATCGTCGTGTTCGTCAACTTTAGGCTTACGTTGCTTGCGTCTCATAATAACCTACTTCAATATCTTCTACTGTTTTGACGATCACAAACTTACCCGGTGCATCCGCTGGAAGCTTGCAACTCTTAGCTGTACGGCGTGCTGCACTTACGGAGCCGTGCCAACTCCAGACATACTCTCTGGCAGATCCATCAGTTACCCAAATTAGGCGATATTTAATTGCCACAGGTACAATGGGCCCATCTAGTCATAAGCTTCATACAATCCGATTTATGACTTATCTCGTACTTCAAACTGCACGTAGCGCATTCACCGTAACTGGTGTGATACCACGCAAACGAGGGTGCAAGATCAGCCATACATACATTACAAAGTCTTGCTTCATATATAGGCTGATGCACCGCACACCTGATTAACTGATCCATTGCATTCATAAACAAAAAAGGCCCATAAGAGTAATCTAAGTTGTGAACCAGATTGCCCTTATAGGCCCTGATTGTTAGTCAACTTCAAACTACGTTACGAATTACAGGTTCTGAACGTGAATCCCCACAGCCGCAGACGTGGCACTGTTACCAGCGTTGTCTGTGGCAATAGCGGTCAGTGTATGCTGACCGTTGTTGTAAAGTTTGGTATCGAGCATGAATCGGTAACGGCCCTCAACAGGAGTCGATGAGAACCCTCGGGAGGTTCCATCCGTACGAAGCTCAACCTGTTTGATACCGTTCTGATCCTCTGCCCGCACTTTGACTTCAATGGTTCCGCCAACTGACGCACCGTCACCCGGCGCTGTAATTAGAACCAGCGGGGGCGTGGTATCAGGCGTAGAGATGGTCAGCAGCGCACTCGCCTCATTGGAGAACGGGCTGTGCTGCATATTCACGCCATGAGCAAGTACACGATAGGTGTACAGGATGCCCGGCTTAACCTTTGTATCCTCATACGTGGTCACCGTCAGCTTATCACTATGCTTCACGATTAGCTGAAACGGGCCAGCAGCCTCACGCCGCTCCACATGATACATCTGAACCGGCCCACCAGTGGTCGGTGCATTCCACGTAAGAACGATCTTATCCGTGGCTGGAGTAGCTGTTAGGCCACTAGGCGCTCCAGGCGTCTCAATAGGGCGCGGGACTGGACGGGGCCTACGCTGGGGGGCAGGCACCGGTTGAGGAAGCTCAACGATGTTCGTATTGGCAGAACTGTACGAGAGCATGTTACGCGCAGCTTCAATAGCAAACGCGTGGCTCACGTACGCTTCAGCCGAGTCAGCGACAGTCTTACCATTGTTGGCCTTCAGCCTCCAACGCCAAGTACCCTTATCACCAACAGACTCGGTAGTCTGATAGATTTCAACAGTTCCAGCACCGGGGCCACCATTAGTGGCTTTGTGCAGCATCTTTGGACCAGCAGGCTTAGCAACAGCCTTCTTGGCTTTCTTAGCAGCTTTCTTCTTGTAATCGTAAGGCATAGTGCCCTCCTCCGTTAGTTATGTCTTACTTTCGGCCGAACAGCGTGCAGACAAACTTACTGACCGCATCGAGCAGCGCCTTTGCAGGCTCAGCCAATGCAATACCAACAGCGATCTTAGCTGACAACTCAAACCACGTTAGGAATTCCATTTGATTCTCCCTTTACTTTTTGAGGAACATAGCAACTGCAAGTACGGTTGTTGTAACAGCATTCACGAGCATATACCACTGGACGATATCAAGACTATGTATGACATCTTTACATAGAGGAAACATTGATTAACCCCGCAATAGATAGTATTAACGCCATAAACAATAACAATATCAATATGATATCTTTATCCGTCGAGTACTCTTCCATTATTTTTTATTGCGTAAACTATTGATTTTATTTATTATTGCAAGTGACCGTATGATTCGGGGCTGGGTTGCATCGTGTGAGGGGGCTATACCCCGTCCATCGCCCATTTGCCAGTTGCTCGTGCCAGTATGACATGATGCATAATACATTCCACTCATACTATATACTCTGGTGGGTCAGTGGGATATCAGGAAAGATAAATGAGCAATCACCTGCTCAGACTAAGTATACTTAGTTGACCCAAAAGGGGTTATTAGGGGAAAGGAATGAGGTAAATGATAGTAGAATGGAAAGTGTCTCATTTAACCAACACTGGCGGTATACCAGGTTCGATTGTGAGTTGTCGATTCTGTCATCGTTCATCAATGTTATGGTATAAAAGTCATATCAAAGGTTGGAGAATGTATGATCCTCAAATCGGCCCGGATATAACTAAACTTTACATAGACTTAGACAAACCGCACTATTGCCGGAAAGCTCAACAAGGTTACTTTGTCGTGAATGCTAAACGTGGCAAGAAACGTATCAAGTCAATATAACCTGATCGCGCACTCCACTTCAGGTTCCGTGCGCTCACTTAATCAACTACTTAGAAGCGATATGCCACTGGCATAGCGCGCCAGTATGACACACAACTGACACAATTAGTGTCATATGGTCAAATCTAGCCCACCTAATCTGATTGACGAAATATTACAATTCAATGAATTCAATGTATTACTATGTATAGTCAAATGGCATTTGGTATGCAATATAGAATGGTGTGTTTAGCGAAATCATGAACCGAGCATATCCAAACTTGAGGGAGACAACGAAAACTCCAAAAGGCTATCACATTCATCTTGACAAATTCGTGAAACTGACTGACTGCTGCCCGTTCTGTGGCAAGCCAAACAAGGCTTACAATGCTTAAGACTCTTTACATCGTTGAGGCTACACAAGGTGTGTTTGGCAAGCCTGAAACAATGCGGTCTTGCTTTCTTGTTATGCGCCCGTTTAGCTTTGCCGGGCAGGACATCGGCGAGCTAGTTGCACAGTTTGATACTTTTAAAGAGGCAGAGGACTACATCAATGCTTAAGACTCAATGCGCCTGGTGTAATCGAATGACTACAGACGGTGTCGCGTATGGTCTAATCTTGAAGAAAGATCTTGACGCATCACATGGTATATGCGAGGATTGCACTGTGGTCATGATGAAATCTGACGAGGGAGGGCAAGGATAATGAAAGTTACTGTCAACTGTGCTGGGTGCAACAAGGCAATTAAGCGTCTAGCACCCGCACTACCATATTCTTACTGTCGTGATTGTAGGGGTAAGTAACATGACCCGCAAAGACTACATCAAACTCGCTGACGCATTGCACCGTGAGAAGCCCGGTAACAACTGGAATCCAAACAAGCTTGTACAATGGGAGTTAGATGTTAAGGCTATTGCGTCAATACTACAGGCTGATAACCCTCGATTTGACCGCCCAACGTTCTATGCTGCCTGTAACTCAGGCACTGGACATGAGAAGGAATCTGACAATGCTTGAATACATGATCGTCTGGTATACGCTGCTTGCCGCATTGGTGACCGTATTTCCACTAGTTGTGATAGTGCGTAGTATAGGATGTATCAGGTGAATTGCCCTACATGCGGCTGTGATCGGCCAAAAGTCAAGTGTAGAGAATTGCCGTAGTGTACTTAATGCACTGCGTAAGTGCGTAGACTGGTACATTGGTGAAAGTGCCGTACCATACCATATTCAGGATGCTAGAGAATTGATCACACAAGTAGATAAGACCGATGTTTAAGCGCCTAATTCACGCACTGATTCACAACCATCCATCGTATCGGTATGACGAAATACCATATATGGGAATCGAGACATATTGGTGTTTGGTGTGTCAAATGAGGTATTGGAAATGACTAACGGGACCAAGTTACGCCAAGCTAAGCGATTCCTACGTGATCTATGTGATGTACGTAAGTATCACGTTTGGAAGGGCGATAAGACGGTATATTGTGAAGTCTGTAGCAAAGTAAGAGAATAAGGATTGATTATGAGCGAGCAGAGCGTAGCTACTGTGAGCGATCAGGTTAGGTGTGGCATCCATTCTGGAATACCCTCATGCTGTATTAGTTACTTTCTACAGGCGAAGTATAGCGAGAGAGCTAGAGTGTTAGAGGAGTATAACGTTGGTTATTTACCTTGCCCGTATTGCCGCGAGCGTAAGGCATTCATAAAGGTTAAACCATGCGAGTGTTAGTTATCGCATTACTGATTGCTACAATGC